TACCAGTAGAGACGTTAAGAGCCGAGAAATGCAACTCTAAGGGCGAAATAGAAGGGTATTTCTATCATAGTGATTGGTCTAAATACAGGTCAAGTGATAAACTCACAAGAATACCTGCTTTTGGCACTTCAAAACAATCTATTGAGATATTGTACATAAAGCCATATAGAGCTGGTTATAAATATTATTCTCCAGTAGATTATCAAGGAGGTTTACAGTATGCCGAATTAGAAGAAGAGATTGCCAACTATCACATAAATAATATTCAGAACGGACTTTCTCCGAGTATGCTTATTAACTTCAATAACGGTACTCCAGATGCAGAGCAAAGGGATGCTATTGAAACAAGCATAATGAATAAGTTTAGCGGTAGTTCTAATGCAGGGCGTTTTATACTAGCATTTAACGACAGTAAAGAGCTTGCAGCTACTATTGAGCCAGTACAGCTATCAGATGCTCACCAGCAGTATCAATTCTTATCAGATGAGAGTATGCGTAAGGTAATGGTATCACACCGTATAGTATCACCTATGCTTGTAGGTATAAAAGACAATACAGGTCTTGGGAATAACGCAGAAGAATTACAAACTGCTTCTGTTCTTATGGACAACACAGTTATAAGACCAATGCAGGTTACAATACTTGATGAGCTTGAGAAGATACTTGAGTACAACGGAATAAATCTTGATATCTATTTTAAGACGCTACAACCCCTTGAATTTACTGACTTGACTAATGCTATAAGCGAAGCCGAGATAGAGAAGGAAACAGGCGTTAAAAAGGATATAGAAGAGGAAGTCAAGGAAAAGGTAGAGGAACAAATTGAAAATGTAGAATAAAATGCCATCAGCACTATTTATAAAAAGAAGCGACCTAATAAACAATACGGCACTTAGCGGTAATATAGATACTGATAAATTTATTCAGTTTATCAAAATAGCGCAGGATATACATGTTCAGAACTATGTAGGTTCAGGTCTATATGATAAAATATCAAATGATATTATAGCTGGTACATTATCTGGAGATTATCTAAACTTAGTAAATGACTACATACAGCCGATGCTTATTCACTTTGCTATGACCGAATACCTACCATTTGCAGCATACACTATTGCTAATGGCTCTGTTTATAAAAAAGGAGCTGAGAATAGTACTATCGTGAATAAAGAAGAGATTGATTCTTTAATTGCAAAGGAGAGAGATTATGCCGAGTATTACACTCAGAGATTTATAGATTACATGAGCTTTAATGCTCCAAGTAAGTTTCCTGAGTATTACAACAGCAGCAATGATGACGTTACACCAGATAAAAATGCCTTGTTTAACGGATGGATGCTGTAAGTAAATATAAACCTAAGAAAGATAACGAAAACAAATTGAAGTGTTACTTAAATATTAACACTTCTGGTAATAAAGAAAAAAAGATAAATAATGGCAAGTTTAACAGGTAATAAGATAAAGGACACTTACAAGGGTCTGATAAAGACTACTGATAACGCTGAATTAAGCGCAACTGCAAAAGAGCTTACTGATGGTAATGGTAATGGTTCTGGTGTTACACTAGACAATGCTGGTAATGTAACAGCTACATCTTTTACAGGTGATGGTTCTGGTCTTACTAACTTGCCTAGCGGTGCTGTATCTAGCGTAAATACCCAAACAGGAGCTGTTGTACTTGACACCGATAATATTGCGGAAGGGAGTGCTAATCAATACTTCACTACTGTAAGAGCAGTAAACGCAGTTACAGGTGGTAATTTAGATATGGGTAGCTACAATGTAACTACCACAGGAAAGATTTACTTTGCCAATGTATTTAGTACAGAGGGAGATTTACCAAGTGCATCTACATATCATGGAATGTTCGCACACGTTCACGCAACAGGTAAAGCATACTTTGCGCATAGTGGTTCTTGGCACAAGCTATTAGATGAAGATAGCAGTAACACAGATGACTTATCTGAAGGTAGTACTAATCTTTACTATACAGATGCTAGAGTAAGCGCAAATAGTGCAGTAGCTGCCAACACAGCAAAGACAGGTATAACAACGGCACAAGCTAACGAAATAGCTGCCAATACTTTAAAAACAGGTATCACACAAGTCCAAGCAGATGCAATTGTAGACAATACAGCTAAAGTGGGCATAACGCCTACACAAGCGTCTGAAATAGCAGCAAACACTCTTAAAACGGGTATAACTACTTCTCAAGCAGACGAAATAACGGCTAACACCGCAAAGGTAACAAGAAGAACAGTTATCGCAGGAGGCAACACTTTAGCCTCATCAGAAGATTTAACTTTTGTAGCAGGTTCTAACGTTACGATTACTGAATCTGGTGGAGATGTAACTATATCTTCTTCAGGAGGCGGAGGAGGCGGTGGTGGAGACATTACTGCTGTTACTGCTGGAAGCGGTTTAACTGGGGGCGGAACAACAGGAGACGTAACCCTTGATGTTATTGGCGGTACAGGTATTACAGCTAACGCAAATGACGTGGCTATTGATTTTAGTGAGTTCGATACAGACAATATTACAGAAGGTACTACAAATAAGTTTACAACTGCCACCAACATTACTAAGCTAAGTAATATATCAGTTAGTCAAGCAGTAGACCTTGACGCAATGGAAAGTGATATTGCTACTAACACAGCTAAAAACACTTATCCATCTATCGATGCTACCAAAGTTGGTCATATTGCTGTAACACAATCAGTTGATTTAGATGCTATTGAAACAGCTGTTACCGCTAACACAGCTAAAGTAACCCGTAGACCAATTACGGCAGGTGGTAATACCCTAGAAACATCAGAAAGCCTTACACTTTCTGCAGGAAGTAATGTTACAATTACAGAAGCTGATGGCACTGTTACTATTGCTTCATCAGGTGGTGCAGGTAGTATTGATTTAGGCACATCTACAACAACAACATCTGTTGATATAACAAATTCAGGCGGTACAGATGCTACTATAAGTGAAGCAAGTGGTACAGCAGCAGGCGTTATGTCTACTGCACATCACGACAAACTAGATGGTATAGCAGCAGGAGCAGAAGTTAACCCGACAAATACAGATGGATTAACAGAGGGTTCTAGTAATCTTTACTATACAGAAGCTAGGGTATCTGCGAATACAAGTGTAGCAGCTAATACTGCTAAAAACACTTACCCAACCGCAGATGCAAATAAGCTTTCTGGTATTGAAGCTGGTGCAGAAGTAAACCCAACAAGCACAGACGAGTTATCTGAAGGTTCTACAAACTTGTATTATACTGATGCTAGAGTATCTGCAAATACTGATGTAACAGCTAACACAGCTAAAGTAACACGCAGACCTGTTGTTGCAGGTGGTAATACACTTGATACTTCTGAAACACTAACTTTTGCAGCAGGAAGTAATGTAAGTATAACTGAAGCAGCAGGTACAGTAACCATTTCATCATCAGGCGGTTCAGGTGGTGGAGATATTACAGCAGTAACAGCAGGAGATGGTCTAACAGGTGGTGGCACAACAGGAGATGTAACACTAAATGTAGCAGGTGGCACAGGTATTACAGCAAACGCAAATGATATTGCTATTGACTTTACTGACTTTGATACAGATGATATTACAGAAGGCTCAACTAACCTATATTACACAGACGCTAGAGTTTCTGCCAATTCAGCCGTTGCAGCCAATACAGCTAAGACAGGAATCACTGCTCAACAAGCTTCTGACATACAAACCAACAACGCCAAGACAGGCATAACAGCGCAACAAGCATCAGATATTACTACTAACAACGCAAAGATTAGTTTTGATAGTGCTTCATCTACTAAACTAGGTACTATTGAAGAAAATGCAGATGTTACTGATACAGCTAATGTTACAGCAGCAGGAGCGTTAATGGATAGCGAGGTTGTGAATTTAGCTCAAGTAAAAGCATTTGATTCGTCAGATTACGCAACAGCAGCTCAAGGTACTAAAGCGGATGCAGCATTACCTGAGGCAGATGTATCTACCTTTGCCAAAACTCTCTTAGACGACACCTCAGCAAGTGCTATGAGGTCAACTATTGGCGCAGGTACAAGTAACTTAGCATTAGGAACTACATCTTCTACGGCTTTGGCAGGTAATACAAACACAATATCTGGCGCACAAGAAAGTGCTATTGCAGCTAACTCTGCAAAGAACTCATATCCTTCTGCAGACGCTACGAAGCTGGCTGGTATTGAGGCAAGTGCTGACGTTACTGATGCGACAAACGTAACGGCTGGTTTGGTAGCTGCAACAAGTATATCTTCAGGAGATAAAACAACCATATTAAACAACATAGGAGCTAGTTCTGGGGGTGTTGATAGCGTTAATGGCGAACAGGGAACAGTCATTCTTGATGCTGACGATATAGACGACTCTGCAACAACGCATAAGTTTACGACGGCTGATAACATTACAAAACTAGGGCATATTAGTGTAAGTCAAGGAGTAAACCTTGATACTATGGAGGGTAACATAGCGACTAACAATTCTAAGGTATCAAACGTAACCACAAACCTATCTACTTCTACCACAACCACGTCTGTTACTGTAAACTCATCTGACGGCACTAACGCTACTATCGGAGAAGCCACAGGCTCTGCAGCTGGAGTGATGTCAACTACTCATCACAACAAGTTAGACGGTATTGCTGCTAACGCAACAAATGTTACAAATAACAACCAGATAACTAATGGTGCTGGATATATAACCTCAGCATCGTTACCAACAGTAAATAACGGCACACTTAATTTATCAACATCAGCTGGTCTTGACGGGGCTGGTACATTTACAGCCAATCAAAGTGGTACTTCTACGTTTTCAGTTTCATTAGATTTATCAGAGTTAACTGATATGACTACTGGAGTAAGTGGTGTTAATGATGAGTTAATTCTGTTAGATAGTGGTGCTGAAAGGAGAAAACTAATAGGCGAGATTAACTTAGGTCAATTTAATAACGACCAAGGGTGGACATCTAACTCTGGAGATATTACGGGTGTAACAGCTGGAACAGGTTTAAGTGGTGGCGCAACATCTGGGAATGCTACTTTAAATTTAGCTAATACTTCTGTAACGCTTGGCGATTATACAAATGCAAACATTACGGTAGACCAACAAGGTAGAATTACAGCAGCCTCTAGTGGAAGTGGTGGTGGTATTGGAGGCAGTATAGCTAATACACAAGTTGCCTTTGGTGATTCATCAAGTGAAATTAATGGAAGTTCAGACCTTACATTTAATAACTCTACGGGTGTTCTTAATGTTGGTATGGGCACCTTTCAAGGTGGTATATATTCTATATACAGTGAGTCAGATGACTTCCAAGCCAATTCTGGTATAGTGTTAGGTGATTATATTACTCACAAAAGTGATACCAATACAAAAATAGGATTCCCATCAAGTGACACTTTTAATATTACTACTAACAACTCTGAAAGATTTAGAGTAACTTCTGCAGGTAACGTAGGAATTGGCACAACTGCTCCCAGCTCTAAACTTCACGTAAGAAAAAACGCAGGTCCACTTACTAGTTTTAACAGTAATACGGTAGGTATTTTTGAAAATAGTGCAGGAGCATACGTAAACATAGTATCAGGCTCATTAAGTCAAGGTGAATTATGGTTTAGCGATAGTCTTGAAGGAAGAGGACGTGTGAGATACAACCATAGTATTGATGAATTAGAGCTTTGGGTTTCAAGCGGGAAAAAAGCAGACCTTGACGGAGCTGGTAATTTATCAATTACAGGCTCACTATCTCAAAATTCAGATGCTGTTTTAAAAGAAAACGTAGAAGACATTGACGAAGCTCTTGACAAAGTAAAACAATTACGAGGCGTTGAGTTTAATATGATTGGCAACGACAGAAAGGAGCTTGGTGTTATTGCTCAAGAAGTCGAAAAAGTACTTCCAGAGCTCGTAACTGAAAAAGATGGCATTAGAAGTGTAGCTTACGGGAACATAACGGCTGTACTTATAGAAGCAATTAAAGAACAACAAAGTCAAATTGACGAGTTAAAAAACCAAGTAGAATTATTGAAAAAATAAAAAATGGCAATAGAATATAATTGGAA